CACAGCCCATCATCATATGCAGATGTTGTAGAGGGGGATATTGCTGCCAGGCTCAACCCACTCGAACCGCCATTAAACGCAACTTTGACCCTGCCAACCGGAGCCGATCCTTCGAACTGGAGATAATACCCTGGCTCATTGAACACGCCGTGAGACAGGAACACGTTATTCGCATCCACCGTTGTCGTATTCAGCCACAACGAAATGGCAAAGTCAGACGTGCCGATGTCTAGTGCATTGCTCGTGCTGCTGAGTTTCTGGTTACCTGACCCAAACTCCGCACTCCCCGCGCCGAGTTTCGGCGTGCCCACCGTTACGCCGCCGTTGTTGGTCAGATTGTTGCTGCCGACGCTGTCTGACCACGTAAGATCGTCCAGCTTCCAGTAGGCAGCGAGATCGGTGAGCAGGGGCGATGATGAACTGCCGCCAGCATCACGCTGGCGCAGCACGCCCAGGCTGTTGCTCCGTCTAGCGACGCCATATGCCGGCAGGCCGCGCATCCTAAAATACCTCCAGGTCAACCACGACCGATGCTGTTGTGCTCCGCAGCCGCACGGTGCGACCTGTGCCTGCCTCCAACAGTCGCACTTCCCACTGATCGGCCTTCGCAATGCCGCCCACCGCCAACGCCGTCGCTGCGATGGTCGTGGCGCTGCTCGTTGCCACCGCTGCCGGGTCTTCGTCAATCGCAAACCGAATCGCGTTGCTCCGTGGGTACAGCCGCACCCCGCGCGCCGTGTCAGGGATTGTGACCGTCGTGACCGTACCCGGCGTGCCGCTCAGGGTAATCTCGATGCTAGCGAGCGCGCCCTGGCGGGCGTCGGCATTCAGGGCCGCGCCAATGGTGTAGAGCGGTGTCATGCCGTCGATGGTCTCACCGCTATCGGTGAGCTTGACGGGCAGTTCGTAGCTCGTGCTGCGCCCGACAATGTAAAAACTATCCGCCATCCTCCATTCCTCCATTGCGATCAAATTGTAACATTGCCTCGCCCAGGCTCATCCGGGCCTGTTCGCGCTCCTGCTCCTGCTCCTGCTCAATCTGTTGCTGCTCACTATCCAGGTCGTCAATGCCCAGGCGCGCCATTGCTGTGCGGCGGCTCATCAGCCGCGCCCCGACCACGTCCACCAGAGCGCGCATGTCGGCCTCGCTGATCGGCCCCGCGTCAATCTGGCAAGTGACCGAGGCGCGCAGCCCGGTGAAGCGCTGCGGCTCGCCCGCGAACGTTGCCGCCAGATTGAATGTTGTTTCTAGCAGCCAGCGTAGCGCCTCCTCAATTTCGGTGGCGGTGTCTTGCAGGCTCAGCACAAAATCAAAAAGCGCCTGCCGTCGGCTCTCGCCCGACGGGGCCGCGTCGCCAGAGAGCAGCGCGTGAAGCTGGCGCGTCTCCTCCAGGATGCCCCGATAGGCGCTGCGGGACGTGTCCTCAAACGTGGTGACCGGCACCGGATCACGATATTGAACGCTGGGCGTCGTGTACCCCGTCACGTTGCCAGCCTCGTCGAATACCGGCACACCGACCGCGTAATTGGTGGTTCCGGGGCCGATGACCGGCTGCTCAGCGGTGAAGGTCTCCTGCCCGGTGCTGTCGTCTCGGCTCCACGTCCCAGGCATTTGCGCATTCAGGAACACGCGCTCCAGGAAGCCGCCGACGACCACATTGCGCGCCAGCATTGTGCGCGCCAGGTTGAGCAACTTCTGCTGCTGCCTGACCTGCTCGCCAATCAGCGGCTCGGCTTCCATCTCGTACAGCAGCAGCCCCCCGTCCAGGGGCAGCCGGGTGTCGGCCTCGGTGCTGCCCTGGAGCACCCGCAGCACCGTCTGCCCGTCATTGTCGAGGTACGTGAGTTCGGTAACCTGTGTCTGCTGCTGCCCGGCCAGGTCAACAGGCGTGTACTGATACACGCCGCCGTCGGCCATTGTGCTGGTGTCGGTGAACACGGTCGCCTGTGCTGGCGACAGGGGTTCGCACCAGACATACCAGACAGCATCGGGCAATGGTGTGGTGGGCACGTCGCCCGTTTCGTCGTCTCGATTGGCGTCCGGCACAAACAGCCGCAACGGGCCGCGCCCACTGAGCAGCAGGTTAACAGCCGCTTCACTGATGATCTGATGGATACCGCGCCAATCCCACCACTCCCGGAGCAGCGCCTCGGCCTCCTGGATTAACGCCTGCTCCTCAGTCGTCGGCTCCTCGCCGTCTGCCAGTGCGCGCCGCACTGAGAGCGACCAGCGCGGCTCGTGGCCGATCACGCCCGCCAGATGGCGCAGCACCGTTTCGCGGATCGCGTTTTTACTGACAAAGCCGCGCCGGATTTGCGCGATGATCTGGGCAGCCTCGGCGCTCGCTTCGGTCGGCATCGGGCCGATCCAACCCGCGCCCGCCTGCCAGTGGTCGCCGTCGTAATAACGGCGATTGGCCGTCATCCCCTCGGTGACTATGATGTGGTTGGCGGCCTGACTGGCACTGAGGTCGGCAAAGGTGGTCATAATGTGACGCCTCCTGTGCTGGTGTAGCGGCGCTGACCCGCCGGATGCGTTTGAAGGTGATTGAACGCGCCCGACAGCGCGTCTACCTGATCGTCATGCGCGCCGTTCGGAAACGCGCACAACTCGTTCAAAAAGTCGGCATTCCAGGCAGCGGCAACCAGTTTGATATTGCGGCCTTCTGCCTGGCTGCTCACAGGCTGGGCGCGGCTGAGCTTGCTGCCGGTTACTTTTTCAACGTGAACGTTATAGCCCGCCAGCATTCGTATCGCCGCCTGCGCGCTATCCACGCCGCTGCTGCCCGGTTCTTGCTCCAACCACACCGCGACACCATGCCCATCCATCGCGGCGGTCTGCCGGATAATCGTATCGCGTTCGCCCGGCGACCACTGGCCGCGTATCACGTCCTCGACATAGTAGACATCGTCCGCACGGCACAGCCGCACCCCGACCGTGTAATCGCCCCCGTCAGGCGTCGCCGCTTTATCCCAATAGCGCACGCGCCGCCCGTCGGGTGCCTGCCGCACCACATCGAACCATTGGCGTTTGAATAGCCCGCCCTCATAGGATACATCCCAATCGCCGCGCTCCAGTTGCGCCCGCGTGACGTGGTCAAGCTGCGCCAGCGCCTTGCGATACTCTTCCTGATCGAGGTACGGGTTGTCCTCCAGCCTGGCAGGCACAAACACGCGCTGCGGGTCGTTGTTGACGACAAACCGCTGTTTGACCCACTCGTGGCCGATGCCGCCGGGGTTGGACGCGGCGCGCATCCTGATCGGCACGTCCATGGTTTTCAGACGGCGCAATCGAGAGAGGAGATAACGATACTGATGTTCGGGGAACTGCGTGAGCTCATCAAACCCAATGTACTGGAATTCAGCACCCTGATAGCGCAGGTGATCGCGCTGATTTTCCAGGTATCCGAACGTCAGTGTTGCCCCCGACGGGAACGTCCAGGTTTTTGTTTTGTCGTTCCAGGCTGCATCGGTAGCATGCAGCCATTCAAGCGCCCTGTCCATCAGTGCGCCGGGCAGGGATAGGTCAGCATACGTTTTGCGCAGCAGCAGCGCGGCATAGCCTGAGACGTGAACGTGTTGCAGCGCACCCATCAGCAGAGCTGACGACTTCCCGCCGCCAGCACTCCCCCCGTACAACGCTTCCTCGCATTCCAGATCAAGAAAACGCTGCTGCGGCTCGGTAGGCGTTTGCGGGGTGTAGGTTTCACCCGTCGCCTGATCTGTTGTGCTGACTGTTGATGAGTGCCGCCAAAACGTCTGGCGGGAAGAGTTTTGCCAGAAGTTCCAAGCCTTTGATGGCATCGTCATAGCGTTCAGGCTCCAATTGATCAAGAGATTCGTATACCTTGCGTGCGTGCTTGCGCATTGCGCCTACATAAAACGTAGCAGCCTGCTCCCCCTCCTGAAGTAGATTTGCCACATCCCAGGCAGTTGCACGCTCTCTCCAATTGTGTGCGGTGCTATCGTCTGTCCAGACACCTGTAGGTGCTTGCGATTTATTGCGGTTTTTTACAGGCTGGTCTGCCTGATGTGCTTCATAGGCTTTTTGGAGTGTGCGTAGTGGCCCCAGGTTACGGTACGACAAAAACCGCACATACGCTGCGTTGCTCTCATTGTCAAGTTGTTCCCACGGTTTGCGTGCCACACCTGTTCACCTGCTATGCTGCAAAATCACGGCCCCATGTCCACATCTCAAGATGATAGTGCAACGCATCGCAAGAAAGACGCTGGTTATGCAACTGTTGAAACCATTCAACAAACTTATAGTCAAATTTAAATGTACCGCGAGCACTACCAACAGCAGGAACGCGCACCCGCTTTACGCACTCGTGAAGCATTTTCTCAGCACGTACCCGATCATCGGTGATAATGTAAAGGGGATCTTCGTCCCAAAACGGAATGCCCTGGCACGACTTCGCACCGTTATAGTCTTTGTCTTTCATCCGGTCGGATGGATGACGATACGACTGGCCTATCGCCATACGGTCATTCTTGCGGTCGCACGTCACATACACAAACCCGGCTTCAGGCGTGAACTGCTGCGGTGTGGGTTCCGGCAACATCTGTGCAGGCTGTTGTACGATCTGACGGCTCTGCACCAATGTCTTGATCTCATCAAGGCGGGCGGTGATAGCGCTCAATTCGCGCTGCACCCCAACCGTGCATTCTTCAGATTGCCCACTGAAAGCGCGTGCTAGCACACGGTAGCACTCTCGCTTGTAGGCAATCAGTTTTTCGCGCAGTTCTGGCTTAACACGGTTCTCATCGATACCAAAAAGCCAGCCGTGTATTGCATCAGCAGGTAAGCACAGCGCCTCATAATTTTTGCCATCTTTTGCAGTTGCACGTATCATACGTGCAACTGAAGAAAGCACCGCATCACGCTGTATACGTTCGCGCTGTCCTGTCCAATCTACCCCCAAGCACTCACACATATACTTGACCGGGCTGTACACCTGCTCACCTATCTGAACCGCTGTCAACTCATCACCATAGAAGTTGACGGTGCGTTGTGCGAGCGGATAGACGGTTTCAGTGTGATATTCCTGTTCTTGCTGCGGTACATCATCCGGCTGCTGCTGCTGCGTTTTCTGGGCGGCAAGCTTTGCCCTGTATTCCCGCCCAGAGGCCGTATTGCATGAACGGCAATACGGCTGCAACCCATCGCGTGCCGACTTATGCGGCCCGAACTCCGATAGAGGCCGCATCGGGTCGCGGCCTTCTTTTTCGCAACGAGGGCATTTTTTCTTGGTTTCTTGTGCTACACTAGACATGACTTGGTGCTCCATTCACCGAGTTGCAAACGCTTGCTTGTGGTGGTTTTTCAGTGCCGCCACAGGCAAGCGACAAAGAACGCTACCACAAGCATAGCACAAACGCTCATGCACTTGCAAGCACCCACTACCCCACCCCATACTCATCTACTGGCACTGGTCGCCACGCCTCACGCGGCTCCATCCGAAACTCGACTATCACAATCAGCCGGGCAATAATGCGCGCCAGAGCGAACCCAACACGCGACGGCAAATAGGCGGCAAGCCAGACGGCAGCGTGAAACGCCCATAATCGCCGGGCGCGGTATTCGATGTCAAGTGGTTCGGTCACCCTTTAACCTTTCTGCCCACGCAACCAGCT